GCAAGAGTTTATGGCTTCTTTTGAGGCTAGAGGCTCTGAAATGTTTAAAGAAGAGTGGATTAAGTTCGGCAATTGCCCAGATGAGGGTGATTACTATATAGCAGTTGACCTTGCTGGCTTTGAAGACGTTAACAAAAAACGTACAAAAAGCACTAACCTAGATGAAACTGCTATTGCGGTTGCAAAAGTAAGCCCAGACGGGTGGTTTATAGAAAATATTATTTATGGGCGCTGGGATTTAAACGAAACAGCAATGAAAGTTTTTCAAGCTGTAAGAGATTACCGACCTATTAGCGTAGGAATTGAGCGCGGCATAGCAAAACAAGCAGTAATGTCCCCGTTAACAGATCTTATGAAGCGATATGGTATGTTTTTCCGTGTCGAAGAACTAACTCATGGAAACAAAAAGAAAACTGACAGGGTTATGTGGGCATTGCAGGGGCGTTTTGAAAACGGTTATGTTACTTTAAACAAAGGGGAGTGGAATAGTAGGTTTCTTGACCAGCTATTTCAGTTTCCGGATGTCTTAACGCATGATGATTTGGTTGATGCGCTGGCTTATATAGACCAGCTGGCCCAGGTTGCATACGATTACGAATATGAAATTGACGACCACGAAATTTTAGATGTGGTATCGGGATATTAATATGGCAGAAGATATTTACAACCCAGACCCAATAATGATTCAAGAATCTCTTTCAGAATGGGTTATGACTAAGTGTGAAAACTGGCGGGATTACTATGAATCAAACTACGAAGACAAGTTTGAAGAGTATTACAGGCTTTGGCGGGGACAGTGGAACCCAGAAGATTCTCAAAGAGCGTCAGAGCGTTCTAGAATTATTAGTCCTGCGCTACAACAAGCTGTTGAATCAAATGTCGCGGAGCTTGAAGAGGCGACTTTTGGTCGCGGAAAGTGGTTTGATATTGCTGATGATTTCACTGACGGTCAAAAGCAGGATGTTTTGTATTTACGCAAAAAACTTTCTGAAGACTTTGAAGCCTGCATGGTACGAAAAGCTGTTGCAGAGTGTCTTATTAACTCGGCTGTATTCGGAACTGGCATTGGCGAAGTGGTCATTGAAGAAGTTAAAGAAATGGCTCCAGCGTCAGAGCCGATCATGGGTGGCGACCTTCAGGCGGTTGGTGTAAATATTACTGACAGAGTTGTTGTAAAGCTTAAGCCTGTACTTCCGCAGAATTTTCTTATTGATCCTGTAGCAACATCGGTAGATGACGCCTATGGCGTAGCAATTGATGAGTTTGTAAGCAAGCACACTGTTGAGTTGCTGCAAGAGCAAAAAGTTTATATGGAAGGGCCAATTGGATCAGCCTCTCCAGATTCTGATCTTGAGCCAGATCAAGACTTTACAATTTATAACGACGATAAAGTTCGATTAACAAAGTATTACGGCCTTGTTCCAAAAGAGCTTTTAGAGGCTGAAGACATTGAGGTTGAAGAAGACTCAAAGTATGTCGAAGCTATTGTTGTTATAGCAAATGGCGGAACATTGCTTAAAGCATCTAAAAATCCATACATGATGGGTGACAGACCTGTTGTCGCTTTTCCTTGGGATGTTGTGCCAGGAAGATTTTGGGGTCGTGGCGTATGCGAAAAGGGTTATAACAGCCAAAAGGCGCTTGATACAGAGCTTCGCGCTCGCATAGATGCGCTAAGTCTTACGATTCACCCAATGATTGCAGTGGATGCGACAAGGCTTCCGAGGGGCGCTAAGCCAGAAGTGCGTCCTGGTAAAATGATTTTAACCAATGGAGATCCCCGTGAAGTCTTACAGCCTTTCAACTTTGGTCAAGTGGGCCAAATTACGTTTGCCCAAGCCGCAAGTCTTCAGCAAATGGTACAGCAAGCTACAGGGGCTGTTGACTCCGCTGGCATCGCGGGTCAAGTTAACGGAGAATCAACTGCTGCTGGGATTAGTATGTCTCTTGGCGCTATTATTAAGCGTCATAAGCGTACTTTAATTAACTTTCAGCAATCGTTTTTGTTGCCGTTTGTGACTAAAGCGGCCCATCGATATATGCAGTTTGATCCTGAAAACTATCCAGTTGCAGACTATAAGTTTGTTGCAACTAGTACTCTTGGGATTATTGCTAGAGAGTATGAGGTAACTCAGCTAGTTCAGTTATTGCAGACCATGAAGCAGGATAGTCCAATGTATCCTGTGTTAATCCAAAGCATTATCGATAACATGAATCTTAGTAACCGAGAAGAGCTTATTGCGACAATGCAACAGGCTTCTCAGCCTAACCCACAGGCGCAGCAAATTGCACAAACAGTTCAGCAGGCTCAGCTACAATTGCAAGCAAGCCAAACAAATGCGCTTAACGGTCAGGCCGCAGAGTCTCAGGCTCGCGCAGCTAAGATATCAATTGAAGCGCAACTTGCTCCGCAAGAGCTTGAGATTGATAGAATTAACGCAGTAACGAAAGGCCTTAAAGAAGGCGATTCAGATGATAAAGAGTTTGAGCGATTGAAGGTGGCCGATAGGCTTTTAAAAGAACGTGAGCTAGAGGGAAAAGAGCTTTATGCTAATGACGCAAACCGAAATCAACAGCTTGCTGGGCCAAATCAACAAAGCATTCCAAGACCAAACCGACAAGTTGGAACAAGTCCAAATCCAATTGCAAACATTGGAGAGCAGACTCAATGAGCAAGAAAAAAGATCCAAAGCTGGCACGCGCGGGCGTAAGCGGATACAACAAGCCGAAGAGAACCCCGAACCACGCAACGAAGAAGTTTGTGGTAGTAGCCAAGAAAGGGGATAAAACCAAAACAATTCGGTTTGGTGATCAAAAAATGACAATTAAAAAAGATCAGCCAGCTAGAAGAAAATCATTTCGGGCTAGACATAAGTGTGATACAAATCCGCCTGACAAATTAACAGCTAGATATTGGTCATGTAAGAAGTGGTAATTACGGGTTATTGATATGAAAGTAAAAGCACCTGATGGCTATCATTGGATGAAAAGCGGCAAAAGTTATAAGCTTATGAAGAATCCTTCGGGCGGATACAAGCCACATAAGGGCGCGTCTCAGTCTGCTAATTTTGAAGTTCAAAAAGTTCACAAAGACAAATAGGGGGCTGTAATGGCTTATAAAAGCGGTGGAAGCAAAAAATATATGGTTAAATCAAAGCCTCCTAAAAAGAAAAAGGTTAAAAAGTAATGGCAGCAAAAAAGACCTTGCCTAAAAAGAAAAGCAGTCCAACGCCAAAAAACAAGGCGTTATACTCTAGAGTAAAGTCTGAAGCTAAAAAGAAATTTGACGTATACCCTAGCGCCTATGCCAATGCATGGCTTGTTCGGGAATACAAAAAACGTGGTGGCACTTATGCCTAAGCCTAAAGGCGGCTTAACCAAGTGGTTTAAGGAAGAATGGGTTGATATTAAGACCGGAAAAAAATGTGGTCGTAAAAAAGCTAAAGGATCTAGCCGCCCATATCCTGCATGTAGGCCCAAGGCAGTGGCTGCTAAAATGACAAAGGCAGAAAAAGAAGCAGCTAAGCGGAAAAAGACAGGGCCAAAAGCAATTAAGTATGCGGTAACAGCTTCAGGCAAAAGAAGGAAAACCGCAAAAAAGACAGCGTAATCAGTGAGATAACCAAATGGCCTCTATGGAAAAAGAAGTTGAAGAGTATTACAACAAGTATTTTGATTTGTTTACAACCGATGGTTGGAAGCAGCTAATTGAAGAGTTAAAGCACAATGCTATTTCTGTTAATAGCGTTGAAGCGGTTAAAGACAGTGACGATATGTATTTTCGGAAAGGCCAGTTAAACATTTTGGCTTTTTTGTTGAATTTAGAGTCTACTGTTAACAATAACTTTGAAGAGCTGCAAAAAGAAGATGAATAAGATATTTGACTTTCGTTGCGAAAACGGTCATATATTCGAAGAGTTTGTAGCGGGCGGAACCACAACCACTAGGTGCGGATGTGGCGCTAATGCTAGAAAGATCGCTTCAGCATCAAATTTCGTGCTGGATGGGTCTACTGGGGATTTCCCTGGCAGACACATTAAATGGGTGCGAGAGCATGAAGAGGCGGGACGACGAGGACGGGAAGCTCAACGAGAGGAGAGTCAAGCCCAATAATTCCATAACCATTAGGCGGAATGAGTTTAAATGATGTCAAGAGCAACAATTATTGATGAGCGTCAAGATATAGACGAACCTGATGTTTCGCAGGAAACACAGCCAGAAACTTTTGAGAATCCAGCACAGGAACAACCTCAAGAGCCTGATCTTCCGGAAAAGTATCGAAACAAGTCTGTAGAAGAGCTTGTGCAGATGAATCAAGAGCTTGAGAGGTTTTCAGGCAAACAGAGTACGGAAGTAGGCGAGCTGCGAAAGTTAGTTGATGGATATATCCAGACAGAACTCGACAACAAGCAAGCACCTGAAACACAGCAAGAAGATAACAACACAAATGATGTTGATTTTTTTGTTGACCCGCAAAGTGCTGTTAATCGGGCTATAGACAATCATCCTAAAATCAAAGAGGCAGAAACGTACACTAAGCAGTACAAACAACAGGCCACTCTTGCGCAGTTAAGATCAAATCATCCTGATATGGATCAAGTGTTGCAAGACCCTAAATTTGCTGAATGGATAAAAGGATCAAAGGTTAGAACGCAATTGTTTGTAAAAGCAGATCAGGCGTATGATTATGATTCGGCAAATGAGCTATTTTCGCTTTGGAAAGAACGAAGCAATATAGTTCAGCAAACTGCAATAGCAGAGCGCGCAAGTCGTAAGAATGCGGTTAAATCGGCAACAACAGGCAATGCCCGAGGTACAGCGGAAAGGTCAAACAAAAAAGTTTATCGTCGTGCTGACATTATTAAACTTATGAAAACTGACCCAGACCGTTATAACGCTTTATCAGATGAGATACTGAAAGCATACGCGGAGGGTCGAGTTAAATAGCCTAAAGGAGAACTATCATGGCTACAGCAACTTATCCTGGCGCGGGTGGTAATACCGCATTAACAGAAGCGGCAACATTTGTACCAGAAATTTGGTCAGATGAAATTATTGCTGCCTACCAAAAGAACTTGAAAATGGCTCCCCTTGTCAAGCGCATTTCTATGTCTGGCAAGAAGGGTGACGTTATTCATATTCCTAAGCCCACTCGCGGCGATGCTAATGCTAAAGCAGCTGATACTGCGGTAACTATCATTGCCAATACAGAGTCAGAGTTGACGATTACTATTAACCGTCACTTTGAATACTCGCGTTTAATTGAGGACATTGTAGAGGTTCAGGCTTTGTCTTCTTTGCGTCAGTTTTACACTGAAGACGCTGGTTATGCTCTGGCTGTACAGGTTGATAATGACCTGCACTCTTGCGGTACTGGCTTTGGTGACGGTGGTGCAGTTGTATTTTCTGGATCAGTAGCTCCTACTGACTACCAGCACACTGGCTGCTTTATGAATACCAATGACTCAACGACTCAGTACACTGACGATACTATTGATGGTATTGCTGGTGATAAGTTTACTGATCGTTTTTTCCGAGACATGATCCAAAAGCTGGATGACAACAATGTCCCAATGGAAAATCGTTACTTTGTTATTCCTCCTGGAGTACGGAATGAAATTATGGGCATTGACCGATATGTTTCATCTGACTTTGTAGGCGGTGGAGTAGTAAATAGCGGCCTTATTGGTAATCTTTATGGCGTAGATGTATACGTGTCTGCTAACTGTGCAACTATCGAAGCTGCTGCTGCTAATACTGCGGCAAGTGTCGATACTCGCGCGGCGTTGCTTTTCCACGCTGATGCAGTTGTGATGGCTGAGCAAATGGCCGTTCGATCACAGACGCAATACAAGCAAGAGTATTTGTCTACTCTGTACACTGCCGACACCCTTTATGGTGTTCAAGTGTATCGTCCTGAAGCTGGGTTTGTGCTCGCACTACCATCTGCTTAATCTATACGGGGGCCTCGGCCCCCCTTTCTTTATATCCAATGTTTTTCTTGGAGTAGTTCATGGCAACCACAATTAAGCTTAAAAATGGATCGGGTGCGCCCTCAGCTAGTGATTTAGTCCAAGGCGAACCAGCAATTGATTTAACAAACAAAAGACTTTATACCGAAAATGGCAGTGGTGCTGTTATCGAAGTGGGGTCAAACCCAAGCAGCCTTTCTATCGCGGGGACTGCAATTACCGCTACAGCAGCAGAGTTAAACATTCTCGATGGGGTAACATCTACCGCAGCTGAATTAAACATTTTGGATGGTGTAACGTCCACTACTGCTGAATTAAACATCCTTGACGGAGTTACCTCTACTGCCGCAGAACTCAACATTTTGGACGGAGTGACTTCTACTGCCGCCGAGTTAAACATTTTAGATGGCGTAACCTCAACTACAGCAGAATTAAATATTCTTGATGGCGTTACAGCCAGTACAGCAGACATAAACTACGTAGACATTACAAGCATTGGAACTGTTGAAGCAAGCAAAGCAATTATTACAGATTCTAATAAGGACATTGCAGGCGGCAGAAACATTACAATTTCTGGTGAGCTTGATGCAGGCTCTTTGGATGTGTCGGGTAATGCAGATATTGACGGCACACTTGAAACAGATGCTTTGTCAATTAATGGTACGGCAGTTACAAGTACCGCGGCAGAGCTAAACATCCTTGACGGGGTTACGTCGACAGCTGCAGAGCTTAATATTCTTGATGGAGTAACGTCTACGGCGGCAGAACTAAATATACTAGATGGCGTTACATCTACTACCGCCGAGCTTAATATTTTAGATGGAGTTACTAGCACTGCTGCAGAGCTAAACATATTGGATGGCGTTACAGCTACAACGGCAGAGTTAAATGTTCTTGATGGTGTAACAGCTTTTCTTGACGAGGATGACTTTGCTAGTAACTCAGCTACAGCGATTCCTAGTCAGCAGTCAGTAAAAGCATATGTCACTGCAAATGCTGTAAGCGGGAGTGGCCTTTCAAATGTTGTAGAAGATACAACGCCACAGCTAGGTGGAAGTCTTGATGTAAATGGTCAAGACATTGTTAGCGTATCCAATGGAAACATTACGCTTACGCCTAATGGCTCTGGCCTTGTAAGGCTTGATGGTAATGTTGACATACAGTCTGGCGAGATTGTCCTTAAGAATTCTGGCTCAGTATCGAATGTTAAGTTTTATTGTGAGTCTAGCAACGCTCATTACACTCAGCTTCAGTCATCTGCTCATAGCGCGTACAGTGGCAATGTAACGCTTACGCTTCCTCCTGCGACTGATACCCTGGTTGGACGAGCAACAACTGATACGCTTACAAACAAAACGCTTACATCACCTGATGTAAACACGCCAGACATTGATGGTGGAACGATTGATGGCACTGTTATCGGAGGCTCTACCGCCGCCGCAGGCTCGTTTACCACACTGACAGCATCCTCTAATGTTTCGTTTGACGGCGGCACTATCAAGCTGGACGGTAATTTTCCAACCGGAACAAATAATA